TCAGGTTCGGTTTGAAAGTTTTATTAATCATAAAATGTTAATAAGCTCGATAATCTTCCTAATAAAGAATCTATCATTCAATTCGTTCATATCATCCTGGTTCACTTCAACCATGAGCTAATATCGGTGATCTTTCCAAAGGTGGTAACCTCGGTCCAATAGCATCGATTATAACTTGATCGTGCGGGTTTTCCATATATGTTGGTAATAAAAATTCTCTAATAGCCGGATCCGACCCCCCTTGACCGAAGTCAAGGAAGAATCATAGCCAAGCCAGTAAGGTTAAGAATAAAATTAACCGAACATATCCCCACAGACTTCCACGAACGTTCTCTATACTAGGTTCACTATTAACTGTTGCCGGAATTAACCAGTCAGCTCCATAGAGACATAAATTGAATGATAATAATATCTTTAATAAACTAGTAAAGTGTCTGTCTAATGAATAGAAATAATTAGGCATTAACTTATAACTAGGTCAGAAAAAGACCCTAGGATATCCTTTCCTTACAAGTGAAGGATAAAGTAGGTTTATCGATGTGTCGACCGTGCTAAATTTTCTTAGCTTAGATTCAACTTGGGTTACATTATTTTTCCCACTTGCGTATTTCTTTATTATAGAGTTATACTTTACTCATTGCTTATAAGAACTTAAAAAGGAAGTTCATTTCTTCTCTTCTCTTGCCCTCTGAGTAAATCAGGTAACGGATTTATATTCAACGAGCTTATCTTCTTGAATATCATTATAAGATTTAACAAATCCTAATAGTGTTAATAGTTCCACCCTAGTAAGATCTAGGAATGGACGAGCTCCGAATAGATAAGCTATTTCCTGTTCGAGATTTGGATGCCAGTTCAATGAACCACGCATCCAGATATCTAAATCCCGTCTAGTTGTACCTTCTGGGTACACGGTCTGGAAAGGATATTTACCAGCAAAGGTAAACTCACCACTCGCCAGAAAGTATGGATGTTCAAGCGCAAGGCCTGACAATGCATACTTTTGCTCCTTAAGTTTCTCTAACTTCGGTTGGATAATTTCGAACCGTATCTTAATAAGATCTAATATGATCTCACGAAGAGCAATGTTAGAGAGACACCAACTACTAAAGGCGTTCTTCATCGAGATTCAACTAATCCAATCTAATTTATAAGAATGGTAGAAGACCAAGTAAAGACGCATCCGTTGCCCTAGTGACCAGAGATCCCCGTTTACTTTTCCACGCGCCTTGTAACCAAGACCACGGAGTTTCAAATAGCTATTTAAACTATACCCATGTTTAGAAATAAATTCCATCATGGAGTCGGTAGAGAGATCCGTGACAATAATATCACGAAATGGAACCATATTGGCCCTTTCTCCCTGGATATAGAATTTTTTGGCGAATTCAAGTGTTAAACCCTTACGGGAGACAATTGATTTAGCCAATCCAATTTTTACTTCAAGTAAAGTTGTCATAATATAAAAATATGACTTTGCTACAGAAGCATTAAAAATTACTATATCATCTCCAAGCACTACATAATCTCTAAAATATCAGCCCTTGTACTTACTCTTCGAACGAGCTCGTAAAAAGGCTCACTGCACCACTATATGATGAGTAAGAGCCAGCATTACCCAGGATGACAAAGCACCCATAGGTTGACCTGTTTTATATGCTAGGCGGCTATCCTTTTCAGGATTAAGGTTGTATTTCTCGATATGGAATCGAGAAATACGATATAATCTTGTAATAAGGATATTTGCCCAGGCGGTAGCAGGCCTTGACCCTAATAACCGAGATAAGACACCTACTTGCAGAAGTATAGGTAATCTATCGGTCGCAGATGACAAATCAAAAGAATATGCGGATTTAATATTCTTCTTGGCCACCTTTTCAATCATTTGTTCCAGTTTTCCAACTTGATCAAAGGTTGCATCTTGTTCTAAAGAACGTAATACTTCCTGAATAGTCTTATGTAAAGGTTCCAATAATCATTGAGTCCAAATATCTACCATTGCAAAAACTCTTACTTTCCCCGCAGGTTCATCCTTGAAACCTAGCTTACCTAATGATGGGATCGTTAGATCTTCCATCATATACCGTCAGTTTTTAAAGACTGAGGGTGCGATTCACTTTCGCACATACGTATCTAGGTCTAAAGTAGCTGCGCCTCACAAATTGTGAATGAACCTGGGTCCATCCTTAAAAGGTTTTAAATATTCCTCAATAGCCTCGTAAACAGGATTTCCCTTAATTAAAAGGGAACGAGCACTACCCCATACAGATGGGAGAGAGGAGGAGATAGCCCAAGAAAAAACGGGCATATCACCATCCTTAAAAGCTGGGTTACCAAGCTCAGAATTGCTTGTTTGAGGGGAAGACTTACCAATAGGAAAATACTCAATTGTCTTAGAAAATAAAGACTCTTGGAGACTTGCTAAAGGCTGGGTCTTCCAGAACCTATCGATAGCCAACTGCATCTGATCGAAATCAGATTTAGGAAGTGCGATAAGGTTGGGACCACTATCCCTAATAGAGGATAAGTCCGGTGCGCCTTTCAGTTCAATTATTCGATATAATGAACATAAAGTAAAGACGAAGCGGATCATACCAATATCCTTAATATGCATACGATGACGATAACGAGCGGGAATCCACAAAGGGAAACCAGCCCGATCACGTCGAACTCGACGCTTTAAAGGATTCATATCCTCTATTACATATCCTGCTGCTGCTTGCTGTATTAACACTGAGGAACTTTTCAAAAAAAGTACTAGGCCTTTTGAGCCTTCAGCATTAAAGACTTTAACAAGCTTAAATGAAAATACGCAAATTAAAATAACTTTGAATCTTGTCACACGGCCACCCACATCACCAACATACCTTAAAAGATAGTTGATTAGTGAGCGCCCTCCATTTCTGGAGAGCATACCATTAAATGCTTTTAATTTTCTCTCTATAAAGGCATGAAAGGATTTTGGTAAATCACGATCAGTATCCTTTATATTCTTTCCCCTGAAAGTTCTTAAGATAGGTTTTAAATGAATAAATTTCATGAATATTTAAATTAAGTTCCATCAAGCGACTGGACATTCTATCCACCGCGGGGTATCAACTTCCTTATATGATAAGACTCCTAAGGAGCGAATCCTAGAGCACATATAGTAACTCTATCAATCCCTATATCTCAAGGGGTTTGATTCCTGTTCTAGGCCAGATCTTAACCTTAATGTCCGCTTCCACCCTCTGATTTCAAGAGAGTTCATTCTAGGGCTTTATCAGGTGTACTAAATACAGATTCAGCATTGACCGCGATAATCATTAAAACCACCTAACCCCTCTTTCCACTTGGTAGTGGGGAGTAGGCATCCTAACAAGGATGTGTTATATAGGGTGGTTTTTCCGATTGTAAGTCAAAGAGGGTGACTACCTCAGAAAAGTCCTATCTTTCTAATATACAGAAATTAGAAAGTGTTATTTTCCGGCCCCTTCAGGTTCAACGCTAAACAGAAGCATAAAACCCAAATTCCTAAGGAATTTTGGATCAAAGACGATTTTCA